ACTGTAAGGGTAGTCAGCGTTCCTAATGATGTTACATTTGCTTGTGCTGCAGTTTGTAGTGTACCAGATAATTGTGTTGCTGTCAACCTTCCTGTGCTAGGATTATAAGTTAAATCACCATCTGATTCTAATCCAATGTTACCACCGTCTACATCACCACCTGATGTAAATACAATAGCGTTGTCTTCATTTGTGCTTTCATTGTCACTGATGGTTACTGTTGTTGCTACGGCTGCTGTAGTTGCGTTTGCTACGGTTACACCTGCAATCACTGTGTTAAGTGCTGTACCGTTGACTGTTATAGCATCTGCTTCTAATGTTCCATCTATATCTGCATTACCACTGATATCAAGAGTAGTAGCATCAAGCTCTCCTGCTACTGTAACAACACCGTTTGCAAGAGTAATTAGGTCTGTGTCATCTGTATGACCAATAGTTGTGCCGTTTATAAGAACGTCATCAATGTCGAGTGACCCACCTGTAATAAGACCTGTAGTTGTTATTGTTGAAGAACCAGTGTTTATTGTACCAAAGCCACTTGTTATAGAACCACTATTCAATGCTCCCACAGTAGTTACATTAGAGAGTGTGTCTAACGCTGATTCAAAGTATGTCTCAAAGTCCGTCAGAGCAACTTGCTTCATCGTCCCTGCATCATTGACTACAACTCTATCAGCATCTGCTAGTGTGGTAGAAGTAGCTGTAGTATCTCCATCAATGATATTAAGCTCTGCAGCTGTAGATGATATGGCTGTACCGTTAAAGTCAATAGCATCTAGATAAGCAGTACCATTGATGTATATGTCTTTCCATTGTTGACTAGAAGAACCTAAGTCATACGTATTATCTGTATTTGGTATAATAGCACTGTTAACGTCTGCACCAAAAACAACATTATCCGTGGCAGCATCACCAAGAGTCATAGTGCCACCATTGAATGTAGTTGTACCTGTAACAGTAAGGTTGCCACCTATACCTAAGTTACCTGAGATGTCAGCATTACCATTCATGTCAATGGTTGTGGCTGCAATCTGTATCTCTGTATCAGCTACAAGATCTAGTTGTCCGTCAGTGCTAGAGTTTATGTATATGGCTGTGTCACGGAATTGTAACTTTTCTGTGGACGCTACAAGTATATCGTCAGAGAACTCAAAGTAGTCCTCGTCTTCCATCCACTTTAGTACACCATCAGATGTCTCCCCATCAAAGGTGATTGTTATATCTGTTCCTGCTGTCCCTGCACCAAAGGTAAGTGTGTTACCTAGTAGCTTCGTAATAGGACCACCTTCAGCAGATGTGCCGTCATGTGTGTGTCCTGATGATGATGCAAAGGCAGCTAATAACTGATTAAACTCGTCATTAGTGTGGGCTGCCGTGATAACATCACCGTCAGAGTATGAAGACTGTCTTGTATATGTTGCTCCCATTTACCTTCTTGCTCCTACTTGATATTCTAACTGAAAACCTTTTAGTGAATACGGTGCTGTTTCTCCACCGTCATTTACTCTTAGTGCTACTGCAAACCCTGAACCTTCTACGGACTGTCTAAACAGTGGCTGTGATGCACCACCATATGTACCAACTACAGAGGATGATGTACCGTATGTTGTTGTTCCGTATATAGCTGCAACATCTTGTGAGTCTAACTCATATGCAGCAGGTCGTGCTGAGTCTTTAGATTCATAATCATATCGTAAAAATAAATCTGCATCTATGGATGACTCAGGCTTAAAGTTTACAACTACACGTTGCATATGCTTTCGTATACCTGCATCCCCAAATGTCATGTCAGGACTTCTGTACTTAGCTAATATAGCTGTACCATCAAAGGTATTTCCCTGCTCTTGTCTGTACACATACCCATTAGAGTAGTCACCGTGTAGAACTATAACATCCCCTGATTTTACAAAACTATCTGTTGATGCAGGTTTTATACCTCTTAGTTCTGAAAACTCAAATGTTTGACCTTTTAAAACACAAGATATACCTTTTGTGCTGTTCTGTGCAGTTCCTGATTTAGTAAAGAATATTCTATATTGTGTTCTATCTGGTATGACTACACTTTGAAACTCTGAAGCACTAGACAAGTTTTCATCGAATATAGACTGCACGTTAGAGCTAATCGTACCAAGTTCAACGTCACCAATTCTTGCTGTACCTGCGACTGTTCTAAGACCGTCTGGTCCTAAGAATATTAAGTCACCTGCAAATTCCTGTATTGTACTGCCGTTTATACAACCAATATCTCTTGTTACAGCAGATATGGCAAAGTCACTAGAACTACTGCCACTCAGTTTAAATATTCTGTTTTCGCAAAAGATAAATAAGTTATCACGAAAAACTTTTAGTCCTGTTATAGTATCATCTACTTTGATAGTCCCTGCACCACTGCCACTACTAAAAGCATCTTCATCAAAAGGCTGACTAAATACTAAGGTCTGTGGTGTTGTAGATTTACCTGCGTAAAACATGTGACTTCTAAATGCTGTTACAAACTTAGATCCTGCTACGTCACTGTTACTTACATCTGTTGCTGACATTGCTGAGTTAAAAAATGTCGGAGCATTAGTTCCGTCTACTACTATAAGCTTGTCATTACCATCAAAGTTGTATCTTTCAAAAGCATAAGTTCCTGCATTTGTTCTACCAGTGTCTCGTTCTGTCCAACTAGAACCACCTGCTGTGCCACTAAATATCTTTTCACCTCTGGCTGCAACTACCAAATCACCAAAGGTTGCAACCATTAAAACTTTTTCACTAGAAGAACTTGTTTGTGGCACTACTGCACTTAGGTATTTACTGAACCCATTTATTCTTCTATAGCCACCTTCAATATCAGGCTCAAAGTTTTGTAGTTCTAAAGCTTCTCCGGGTTGCATCATAAATGTAGAACGGTTTAAAACTAATCCACCTTGACAGTTAAATGCTGTAGGTTGTACTTGTGATAGATCAGGCATACTATACTACTCTAGGGTTTAAATCTAATACGTTTGTTGGCGTTCTTGGTATGAATGTAGAACGTAGGTATTCATATTTGTTTACTAATAGGGTCTGCATGTTCTTTATACCCTGTTCATATCGTGCAAAGTTTAGCTGATACTGTGCTGTCTCACCTCTATACTGATACACAAAAGCTGTAGCTCCATCTACTATCACTGCATCAAAACGTGCAGGAATACTTGTTGTGTCACCGTGTGCTGATAGGTCTGTTGGGAAAGTGTAATAGTCAAACTTTATAGAATGTGACTTAGTAGGATAAGGGTATAAAAGATAATTGTTGTCTGGAGATCTAACCACATATCTAGGGATTCCTCCTTCTTCAAATTGTGCAACTTGCACTCCACTAGCGTGGGCAGATGCTGTTGTCCCACTTGCTCCACGAGTAACACCTGTGAGTGTTGTAGAGCTACCTATTGCTGTGTAGGTCATTATTTCATTTCCTACATGTACTGTACCTGCACTGTCAAAGTCTGTAGTGCTTGCTACAGTTAGTGTAGTAACAGAGTCTGTGTGAGTTTGGCTTAGTGTTGTGGTAACTATTTCATCTTCTTGTGTTATATAATTATTTACATAATCATTATACTGCAAGATGCCTAGTCTATATCCACTATTACCTAAGTCAGAATCTTTTATCAGCCTGAATGTATTATAGTCTACGTGCTTTGTTGACGTAGGTACACTATACCTTACTGTTCCTGCTGTAAGAGTTTTTGTTTCCGTTGCATGATTAAATGGATATGTAAACTCTTTTTGATTTATGTAGCGTATAGACTCATTAACAGCGTTCTGTGCTTGCACCTGTATACCTCTAGCATTACTAAAGTTAGAAGAAGTTAGCTGTACTTCGTTTAGTCTTGCCAGTGTATTATTTGTAAGTGTTAGATATGTTCCAGACATTGTTATCCTTTCTTAGGATTGTTTTGTCATATCTAATATGATGTTATATGTTTCCGTGTTACCATGTCCAACAGTTGTAAACATAATGTCACCTGTTTTGCCTGAACCTGCGTTATTCTGCAATCCACCAAAATGTGAAAAGTCATAATATCCTTCAGTATCCAATAGTTTGTATGCTTCTACATCTGTAGATGCGTCCCAAAGTATCTGTACTTTCATTCCGTCATTTACAAAATGTATTCTGTCTATTGTTACACCTGTGCATGTTGCACCTTTTTCACCTGCAGTAAATGCACTTACATCTACTTTCTTAACGGCACTCTCTCCTGAACCGTCACTTACGTTAGTGAATTTCATAACCAATCTATAGGGTGTATTTAGTATTGTCTGCGATGTGACTGTATCTGCCATTGTTATTCCTTTATATTAAAATAGAGGGCAAGCTTTCACCTGCCCCCTAGATTATAATTTATGCAAGTTGATCCCTAGCCACTTCGTCAGCTTCCATCTCACCGATGTCACTAACGTCCTGTAGGACAGCATATACTCTGATTTTACCTGCAGTGAAGGAAGCTCCTCCACCTGCAAGTGTCAAGTCCAAAGTATCTGCAGAAGTTATAACAACTTCACCTGCAGGGGTAGCACATGGAGCATAAGCCCCATCGGATGCACCATCAATGTCAAATGCTGCAACATACTCGTTGTCATCCACAGCAGTTCCAAGAATGGCTGTTGCGTCAGTACCAGTATTTTGCGTTGCACTTGTAGTTACCTGAAAACCTGCAGCAATAATTTTAGTGTTAGCAGGTACAGTGATACACTGCACTACGTCACCATTAGGATTAATGCTGTTAGCTGTTAGGTCAACTATTTGTTGCACGTAATATGGTTGTCTTCCACGAGAAGAAGAACCATGAGTATTTGCAAGAGTTGCTGTAATTGTAGCCATGATTTACCTCCCTTAGAATTTAGATACATATATAGCACGAGTAAGTGCTTCAGGTCGTAATACCTTACGTCCATAGAGATGCATACCTCTGACGATGTCAGCAAAGCTGTCAGGGTCACGATATGTCTCTGTTTTGTTGATTTGCTCTGCAGTGGCTACTGCTGAACTATGTCCTGCAACGATTACACCAAAGTGGCTTGATCCTGTAGAAGTAGCTCCTGTAGGACCATTACCAATTTCAGGTAGGTTGTTTGACATAAACACTTTGAAGCCATGCAAGTTGCTAAAGATCATTCCATTTTTGAGTTCGTCCTTTGAAGAAACAAAGTCACCATTCATAATTCTGGAGTCTTCATCTTTTAGCAATTCAGCAAAGACTGGGTCGATTACAAGCCATCTTCCCTCTTTATCAACGTGCTGTTGGTCAAGCTTTCGCCCCATTCTGTTGATAACAGCTAAAGGTGTAGCATGTGCAGCAGTGGTATTAACACCGTCACCCATTCCTCTTGGCTGAACAACAATAGAGTTGCCTGAAGAACCACCGTTGAAATCTTCAGCGTCAACCTGCATAGTTGCAAGTAGTTCGTTTGTAGCAGCAGTTGATACAGCTACAGAACCTGACACAGTATCGTTTACTGTATCTGGTCTTGCGTGTAGTGAAGACTGCTTATACCCTGAAAGGTAGCCTAAAACTTCCTGATCGTACTGATCTGAAAGTCTATAAGCTGCTCTGTCAGTAGCTAAAGATTGAAAGTTGACATGTGAATGAGCTTCCTCAATGTCATCGACTTTAAATGCAAAGTAGTTTGCTTTGTCAACGACTAGAGAAAAGTCCTCATCATCCAAGTCCTGAGGTGTGATTGTTGTGCCACGAGCATACTCTTTTACAGTAATCTCAGGCTCTTTAATAATTTTAACGGTATCACCCATCTGACTGATCTCACCAAAATAGTCAGAATTTGTGATCCCTTCCACAACAGATGACTTACGGAAAGCAAGCTGTACCTGTTTGGAATAGATTACTGGCGAAAAGTTACCATTAGGTAAATTGCCGTAACCTGCAGCGGTTGAAAAAGCCATAGTTAATCCTCCTTACTTTTTCAGGGTCACAGATACAAATTACAATTACTGATTCGGGGCTAATTTAGTTCTAGGTGCAGATGTACATTCTGGGCTAGTTAAACTAGGTTATTCTCATCGCATTGTCGTTTGTGATGTAATATACATATAGGTAATCCATAAAGGGGCTATCTGTATATTTATGTACTATACATAGTTATATGTATAAATTTATAAATGTCAAACTTTTTTATCTAGCCGATCCAGATAAATCGTATATAAACTTACCTGTACGTATAGCTTCCATAACTTCATCGGCTCTCTTTTCATATTCTTGAGATGACATTTTTTGTACTTGAGATTCTCTTAGATACGTAGACTCCTCGTTAGTCTGAGGTTTAGTTCGTGTTGACTTTGGATTTGTAGCTAACGCTGCATCCTTTGAGTTTGTCTTTTTCTTACCAATACTTCTATCAGCTTTGTAAAGATCAATAGCTCGTGCTGCAGATTTAGCATCGTCATCATTTTCATACAAAGCTTTTTGCACCCACTGTGGTTGCTCTTCTGCCCAGTTATGAAAGTCATCATCTTCACGAATGTCCACAAAGTCAGGATGAATCTTTAGTAGTTCTACTTCAGCTTTCTCCTTCGTAGCTGATTCCTGCATCTCATTTATTTTTTGAATCCTGTCCTCTAGCTCTTTTGATTGCTCTTTGGATTTTTTAATAGCTATAGTTTCTACTATACCTGCTACATCAGGATACTCTTTTGCCCATGCTTCAATGTCTTCATCAGACTTAGGCAACTTAATTTGTTTTTTAGTAGCACTGTCAAGCTGTTCTCTTAGTTGATTTATTTGCTCCTGCAGATCAGCTTCTTTCTGTTGAGTGTGTCTTCTAAGATCACCGTAGCGTTTCTTAAAAGTTTTTTCCTCTGCAGTAGTGGGTTCAGGTTCTGCTTGTGCTTCTTCCTTTACCTCTCCTTTGTTTTCTGCTATAAGTTTATCTAACTCTTCTTGATCCTTTTGAATTTTATCTTCTCGTGAATACTTACGAGATGCTAATGCCATTACTTTTTTTGGTGTTGCATCTTGCACCATTACTTCTGCTTCTGCCATATTACTTACCTTTCGTTAGGGCTAACTGTATGCCATGTTAGATGGGGAGTTAGGTAGCCAACATATTGTGAACTTATTTTTTAGAAGCTAGTCCACCCTTCTTCATTCGTTTGGGTTTAACTTTGGGTTTAGCTAAACCACCTTTCTTTAATCTTTGGGGCTTCATAGGTTTGGTGGGTACACCACCTACATAGAATGTGCCACCTTTAGCACCCCCTAAAAAGTTACCTTGACTATCAAAGCCTGTAAATTCTTGTTGCTGTCTGTCAAATCTTTCTTGTACGCCCATAGGACCAAAGCCACGAGACTGTCTTTCCCTATCTTCTTGATCTAATTTTTGTCGTATGTTTTCTTGTTCTTGTACGTTTTGTCGTATATTTTTTTGTTGTTGTTCTGTAAGATTTGAAACATTACCTTTGTCATCTCTTTGTACACCCAATAGAAAATCATCAACTCTAGTCTGTCCAAATTTAGATGGTCTGTCTAAGCCTACATCAGGAAATCTTTCTCCTCGTCTAGGCAGTATGCCTGTTCTAGGTTGATCAGCTTTTCTTGTTCTTTTTTTGGTTGTTTGAGTTTTATTCTCTGTTGGTTTTTCTTTAAAACTACTCATATCGGGTAATAAGGGTAATGCAGATTGTCCTTTGCCTAATGGATTGGCTAACTCTAAGTTTTTTGTATCTAAAAGTTCTCCTCTACTTTCTCCAAACTCACCAAACTCTAGGTCTGCTAATCTTTTACCTCCTGCTATCAGCCTATCTGTTTCTTCTACCTCTGCTCTATCTGCAGTAACAGAACGATCAAGAGGACTTTTTCCTAATTGACTATAACTTCTTTGTTCATAAGGAACTTCTGCTTGAAATGCATCTGCTTGTGTAACACCTAATGTTTGTGGTAGGTTATATTTTTCATACTCTCCTGTTTGTTGATTTTTAAATCCGTATGACTGACCTATCTCGTCTAAACGATCTGAAGATGTATAAGTTCTATAGTTTTTTATTGACGCAGGAAGAAATTGTGTTTCAGGCTCAGACGAATCTATATCCATATTTTCTTTAATAGCATTTATATCAAATAAAATATTATCAGATGATAAATTTTTATCTTGTGAAGATGCTGATGATGTATTAGTTACAGTAGAAACATCTCCTTTGTTTATGGCATTAGTAAGAGTATTTACTTTAGCTGTATCTCCTTTTGCTACTTTGCCTATTAGTTTGCTCAAAAAACTTTTAGGACCTGTGCCTTTTTCTATAGCTCTTTTTTGAAAAGCTTTTAATTTATCTAAAAGATCTCCAGATATTTCACCATTCTTTACCATCTCAGCTATCTTGGCTTCTGTGGCTTGTAAACTATTTGGTCCTTTAGTCTGGGCAAACTGTTGCATTGTAGCTATTCCCAAAGCAGGTACTCCACCAAATAGCATACCTACACCCACACTTAAAAATCTATTCAAGGGACTTGAGAATGAACCGTAGTAATCTACTAATTGATTTGAATCTAAATTATCAATATTAAAGTTTGCAGTTCCTTGATCTTTAAATGGGTTTAGGTTAGGATTTAACTGACTATAAGGTGTAGCACTAGGGCTGTCATCATTACCACCGTCTGAAATACTTGTTACCGTAGTGTTTGTTGGTGTAGGAGCAGAGCTGTCTAATTCAAATCCTTCAGGTATAGCCATCTGTGGTTCATCCCCTATAAATGGAATGTACTTCACTACGCCATCAGCATTAACATACCTACGCATAGTTATTGTTCCATACACAGTATTTAATAGGGCATCTTCTATTTCTTTTTTATCCTCATCTCCTATAGTAGGTGTTTCACCACCAGTAGGTCTTTGAAAACGTGGATCATCTAAAAGCCCTCCTGTCTGCATCTTTTTTACATCAGGATCATCTTTTTCTTCTTCCTCACTATCGTCATCAGATCCTATAACTATAAGATCTGCCATACCAAAAGGCATATCGTCAGGTATCTCTGCTTCTTCAGGATTACCCATCTGCCCCATCTTTTCCATCATCTTCAAGCCTTGCTTGGCATCCTGACGCATCTTCATCAATGTATTAAGACCAATGTATCGCACAACATCGGCAGGAAAAACAAACTCACCCTCACTAATCATAATAGGTATATCATCAGCTACTTCTTTTTGCAAAGATCCTGATGGTACTTCATTACCTGATTCAGGCTCTACTGTACCACCCTCATCACGTAATCCACCTTCATTGAAGAGTTCCATTTGTTCTTTCATAGTTTAGCCCTTTCCGTTAGCGTTAACTGCATCCCTTAGTTGTCGCAATCGTCTTAGCATCAATATAGCACCCTGAGATCTATGAAGTATAACTAGATCGTTTGTCTGCTCCATAACTGCGTGGTTCTGTGCTATAAGATAATTTACGTAATCACTGAAGCTGTCCCACTGGTCCTTGTTGTTGACTAGGGGCTTGAGCTTGCTGAGTAGCTTGTCCTGTAGGTTGTTGACTTGGTTGTTGTTGTTCATTTCCTGTAAATCCTTGTTCCTGTGGTAAAGGAACTTGTCCTGTACCTATTGTTGCACCACCTGCTCCTGTTGGGTCTTGTGCGTCTGCTCCTGCAGGGGGCTTGGGTGCTTCAGGGGGTTGCTGAAACTTTTTCATGATTTCTGCTTGTAAGGCAGCTTCATCCATATTGTTAGTTACTTTGTCGGGGTCTAAGTCGAGTGACTTAGCTATTTCTCTTATTACGTATTGAAACTTTGCAAAAGGAGCAAGAGCTTGATTACTTGATATCTGTAAGAACTGCATGAGTCTCTGACTACGCACTTCGTTTGCCATCAAGCTTTCTGTACCACGAGCTTTTACTTCTAAGTCTCCTTTAGTATTCTTATCAAAGTCAAACTGCATATTAAATCTAAACAACCCTTCACCTAGTGGTCTTAGTAAATAGTCATCTACATTCTTTATAACATTCTTTACACCACCACTTGCTGCGTTCATCAACATAGATATACCTGATGCAGTTCGTCCTACACCTGATACACCAGTTTGTCCATGAGAAAAGCTCGGCAGTCCTGTGCTTTCATCTGCAAGCACTCTGGCTTTGTCAAACAGTTGCATGTTCTCGTTGGCTACGTTTGGAAACTTTGTACCAAAGATAGCTTGTCCGGGAGCACCCCCTTGTCTTCTAAATATTTTTCCGGGATATACACTCAAGTCCTGTCCGGGAACTAAGTTAGTTTCATCTATCTCTATAAGCAGATTACCTGACATTACAGCATTGTCCACAGCCATACGCATGAAACCATTCATCAATGTCTGTGTATCGTCCATGT